ACGGACGGTTCTATGACTTCGTGGATACCGTGTCCACGATCGGCAACCGCCTCGCCACGCATACAAACGCCACGCACATTCGACGCAAGCCGACCAACAAACCCGGAACATTCGGGCATCTGTTGGCGCAGTTCAAGCGAGACGATGCCGCCGCCCGCGCCGCCAAAGCGCGATCCGGTTGGTGAAGTTGGTGTTTTTGGTGTAGCATCCGCTCAAAATGAGGACCGACATGGAAGATCACGAAACGCCGGAAGCCCGCAAGCAGCGCATCGCAAACCTGTGCAGCATGGTCGAGGCCGACAAGAAGCATTGGGAATACGCCTTCAAGCGTATGCGCAACTGGCGCCGCTTCGCCCGCGGTCTTCAATGGCCGGGGATGACGAAAGGCGAACTGTCCGACTCCGAGCGGGAATATGTCGCCAACATCACCATGCGCCACCTGAAACAGCGCACCGCATCGGTCTATGCCCGCAACCCCGATTTCCGATTCCGCAAGACCAAGCGCCTCAATACGATCTATTGGGACGGCACCGCCGCATCCCTCATGTTCGCCCAGCAGCAACTCATGGCCGACCCCAACAACATCGAGGCCACCCTGATCCTGCAAGAAGCCATGCAGAGCCGGGCCAACAGCCAAATGCTCGACAAGATCGGGGAAACAGCGACCGTCCTCTACAAGTACTTTTTCCGGGAGCAAATCCCCCCGGTCAAGAAAATGATGAAAAAACAGGTGCTTGCGTCATTCACTGACGGGACGTCCTACATCAAGCAAACCTTCCAGCGCGCCACGTCCCTTCCCCCGGAGATTGACCGGGCACTGGCCGACCAAATGTCTCAACTCGCCGCGCTTGAGCGCATGACCGAGGATATGGCCGAAGGCGAAATCGAACCCAACAGCGCCGAAATGGAAGAACTCAAGGAGCGGATCACCGCCCTCGAAAACAGCGAACACATCATTCTGCGCGAAGGACTCGCCCTCGACTATCCCGACGGGACCAGCATCATCCCGGACCGGAACCTGACATACCTGCCCGGTTTCGTCGGCTGCGGGCACGTCACCGAGGAATACTGCCTCACCCCCGAGCAAATCCGCGAAGTCTACGGCATCAACGTGAAGGAAAACTTCACCGCCTACACGGATCGCGGACCCGAAAGGGATTCCGGGGCAAACAACGATACCGACGGGCGCACCACCGCCCGCGTCTGGGAAATCTGGGACCGGGCCGCAAACACCGTCTGCACCGTCTGCGAAGGGTACGACGATTACCTCGAAGAACCGCACGAACCCCTGACCTATACCGAACGGTTCTGGCCGTGGTTCGTCTACGCGCCGAACGCCATTGCCGACGATGAAGACCCGTTCCCGCCGTCCGACGTGGAACTGATCCAGTGTCAGCAGATGGAAATCAACCGTTCCGGTGAAAGTCTGCGCCAACACCGCTATGCCAACCGCCCAGGATGGGTGACAGGCTCCGCAGTCAGCGATGAAGACGGGGCGAAACTCGGCAACCGCAGCGCGCATGACGTCGTTGCCCTCGAAGGCATGGGGCCGGATGAAGACATTCGCAAGCGGTTCCAGCCCTTCCCGACAAACCCGATTGACCCGAACCTGTATAATACGTCACCGGCCTTCAACGACATTCTGCGCTCCGTCGGAACACAGGAAGCCAACCTTGGCGGAACGTCCGGGGCCACGGCAACCGAATCCAGCATCGCAGAAAGCAGCCGTCAATCCGTCACGTCGTCAGCCATTGACGAACTCGATGACCTTCTGACGGAAATGGCCCGCGCCGGTGGGCAGATACTCATGCTCGAAATGTCGCCCGAAAAGGTGAAGGAAATTGTCGGACCAGGCGCGGTATGGCCTGAACAATCCCGCGAGCAGACCGCCAAGGAAGTCTTTCTTGAAGTGGTCGCGGGCTCTGCCGGCCGTCCGAACCAGACGCAGGAAGTCCAGATCCGCGAACGCATGTATCCGCTCCTGTTCCAGCTTCCCGGCCTGAGCCATGAAATGATGGTCAAGGATGCGCTGCGAGTGCTGGACGATGGCGTTGATTATGAGGACTGGATTGACATGACCGCCCTGCCCGTCGTGGCAATGAACGGCCAGATGCAGGCTGAGGCAAACCGTGGGAGCATGGAAGGCGAGGGAGGCGGGGCATCCAATGCGCCAAACCCGCCCGAACCTGGCAATGCAGGACCGGCCCGGCCCGGCCAGCAGGGCATGGGCGACCCCAACATGTGATTTCTTTCCGGTTTGGTGTTTTTGGTGTATAGATGATGCCGACAACACCAGGAAAGGGCAGTCATGTCGGACGATTTTCAAGATGACGAACTGGCGGCGGACACCGCAGACGTCACCGAAAACACCGAGACCGGGGAATACCCGGAGGCGGAACAGGCATCCTCGCCAGATGAGACGGATGGCGGGTCATCGTCAGACCCGGCGGAATCGGACAAGGGAACTGCGGAGGCAATCCGCGACGAGTTCCTGAAAAAGTACGGAGAACCCGAAACTGACCCGGAGGCGGATACCCCCGAGGCCAAGGACGGCGATACGGACGAAGACGATCCCGAGCGCGATAAGGCGTCCGAGAGCAAAGACAGCAACGATGATGATGGCGAAGACGAGAAGTTTCGCATTTCTGACAAGGATTTCAAAGCCTTGCCGGAAAATGTGCGGAACCGCCTCGGGCATCTGAACACGCGGGCCAAGCGCGCCGAGAGAAAGGCCACGGAATACGAGGCCGAACTTGAAGCCACGCGGGTATCGCATGAGCGGATGAACGATCTGGAAACCTTTGTTCGTGAAAACCGGATCGAAACGGAGAACATGAGCAAGGCGTTCAAGATGATGGCCCAACTTTCAAAGGGCGATTATCAGGGGTTCCTCACCGAGATTTCTCCATTCTTGCAGATGGCGCAGCAGGCGTCCGGGGAGGTCATCGCGGATGATCTTGTCGCACAGGTCGAAGACGGCGCTATCAGCGAACAGGCCGCACGGGATCTGACCCGTCAGCGCGCCCAAGCCCAACGCCTTGAGGCCGAGAACCGGCGCTTGCAGCAGGAAAGCGCAGCGCAGGTTGAGCAGCAGAACGCCGCCGCGTCTCAAAGCCAGATCGTCAATGCAGTCGCCAGCCGTGAACGGCATTACAGCTCTACGGACCCGGATTACGCCCTGAAACGAGAGGCAATCGGGAACTTCGTGAAAACGGTGCTGAGCAATGGCGGGATACCCAAATCCGCCGAACAGGCCGCGCGGATCGTTGACGACGCACATGCGTTTGTCAGCCAGACATTCCGCCGGCCCGAGCCACGCCCCGCAACACCGAAACGACCGAATGCCACCACTCCATCACGCGGGCGGCGCGAACCGGTGACAACCAAGGACGTCATCACCGACGCGCTTCTGGAAGGTATGCCCGCACAGGCATAAGGAACTGAAAAATGTCTATGGAAGGTTTCAGCGCGGCGCAGATCGCCCACGCACAAGCCACCGGTCTTGATCACTATGTTCGCGGAACTCTGTTCCAGAACGGCATTCAGGAAAAGCCGCTTCTGGCGAAGTTCGAAGCATCCGGGAAAAGTTTCCCCGGCGGCAACGAGAACATTTCCATCGGGGTCAAGATGGACAATGGAGCGGACGGCACGAATGACAGCGTGACCGGCTTCTCGCACACCGATACCGTGAACTTCTACAACCCCGGCAAGGGGAAGCGCGCTGCCTACACCTGGCGCGAGCATCACATTGGCATGACCATGAGCGAAACCGAGCTCAAGCGTCATGGCATCCTTGTTGATGACAAGTTCTCGGGCAAGACGCGCCGCCGTGGCGATCGCGGGCTGCACATTCTCGCAAATGTGCTGGACGAGGCGCTGGCGGACTTCGCAGAACAGTATGCGGACACCATGAACACCCTCATGTGGGGCGATGGCACGGCCGACACTTCTGCGCTGCACGGTCTGCGTTCGTTTATCCTCGACATTCCCACGCTGGGAACCGTCGGCGGTCTGTCGAACGTGTCCTATGCCAAGTGGCGGAACCGGGCCTATACCGCGGCATTCGCAGCGGACGGCTCCTACGATGCCACCTATGGCGGGAACAAGGTCACGTCGGCAGCGACCAATGGCGGCGTTCTCTTGCAGGTGTTGCAGAACGAGTGGCGTCAGCTTCGTCGCTACGGTGGCCGGCCGGATTGCTTCTACGCGGGTTCGGATTTCATCGACGCGATGGAAGTCGAAATGCGCGCAAACGGCAACTATTCCGACACCGGGTTCACCAAGGCCCAGGACGGGGCAATGGGCGAAATGATGTTCAAGGGCACGAAGGTCATCTACGACCCGACGCTGGATGACCTTGGGCGCGCGAAATTCGCCTACATTTGGGATAGCCGGGACATTTTCCTGAACAAGCTGGAGGGTGACTGGAAGCGTCAGCGCACCCCGGCCCGGCCCTATGATCAGTTCGTGTTCCATCAGTCGTTGCTCTGCACCGGCCAGATGGTTGCGCGGCGCCGGAACTCGTCTCTGGTGGTCGAAATCAACTGAACCGGGCGGGGCTTCGGCCCCGTCCACCACCCCAAGGAGGAATCATGGACCTGATTCAATGCACTGTGGAACTCACCCCGGATGACGGCGGCGTCGTGCTTACCGAGATTGTCAAATCCGGGCCGGATGCACTAACGCCGGCAGAAGCGGCCATTCTCATGTTCAAGCTGGGCGGCGGGGTTGGCATCCCGATCAAGAATGCAACCGTCGTTGGGAAGATTGACCGCCACAAGCGCGTCGAACTCGCCCGCCTTCTCAGCAAGTATGGGCGCGAAATCGTGCAGACCGTCATCCCGATGATTTCCTCCATGCCTGTCACGCTGGACGATCTGGAATTGCCGCCGGAAAACCTTGGCAGTTCCGTCACACCCGAGGAACGGCTTCGCGCCGAAATCGAACGGCTTGGCTCTACCGTCCCGAAAGGCAAACTGTCGATTGCCGATCTTGAGGCTCTGCTTGCAGAAGCGCGGGCCGAAAAAGACGACAAGGCTGCCTGATGCGCAGCGGGATCACACTCGCGACGCTCCGCAAGGAAGTCATGATCGAGGCCGGTTTCTCCACGGAGACCGGCCATGCTGTTCATTCTGCGGAGCGGTTGCGGCATCTGTTGCAGCGCACCGAACGGGTGATGGCAACAATGGACGATTGGCCCGGCATCCACTTCGAGGAAGAAGTAGCGGTTTCGGCGGATGCGCAGTATGTGACCCTGCCGACCAATATCAGCTTCACCGAAATCGACACCGTGCACGTCGCGTTTGGCGACGAGTGGCTTCCCGTCACGCAGGGAATTGGTGCGATGGAGCGGAGCGTCTACGACGACACTCAGCGGGCCACCCCTATTCGTCGGTGGGAAGTGACCGCCGGGGCAACCACCACATTCGAGGTCTGGCCGATCGGGGCCACGGCGCAGACGCTTCTGTTCACCGGGGCGAAGAAACTTGGTGCCTTTGTTGACGATGACGATACCTGCACCCTCGATGCGGACGTTCTTGTTCTGCGCGTTGCGGCTGAAATCCTTGGCCGTGACCGGAAAGAAGACGCCGCCCTGAAACTGGAAACCGCCCGCACCATGACAAACCAGATCACCAAGAAGCAAGGTGTTCTCAAGCGGGGCAACATCAACCTTGGTCGTCGCCGCACAGTCAACTTGCGTCCGGGGATCGACTACATCGCGCCGGGATCGGTATGAGTTACTACGTCATTGAGAACTTCGCCAATGGCGTCGATGTACGCCGCAGTCAGGAAGTGGCCCCAGCGGGGTCTCTTCGCGTTTTGAGCAATGCCTTCATCAACGAGGGCGGCGAGATTCAGAAGCGGCAGGCTTTCTCTCTTGAGGCCACCCTGACCGACTATGCGCAGTCCACCTATTACAAGGGCCGGATCACCGGGCCTCACACGGTTCCAGGCTATCCTGACAGCGCGTTTTTCCGGCATCGGCATGACAGCCTTCCCGGCGGATCATGGTCATCTGGCGCCGGGTCAGTTGCAGAAAGCTATTCTGTCGGCAGCGGGTATTCCGCCATGACCTTCTGGGCCATGAAGTCCACGATCGCGCTTTCGAACTTCGGGGCGCTGATGGCCGCCGCAAATTACAGCGAGTTTGCATCAACGGGGTATGTGGTCGAGCAGCACGTCCAATCGTCGGACTATGAATACACTCAGGATCATGTCAGCGTGGCCTTCACCGGTGGCGAGCCCACAGCCGAGTCTCTGGTTTCCGCGAACAATGACCGTGACTACCAGATGACGCTGGACGGCAAGGGGTATGTGATCGAGGGCAACACCCTGTACGCCTCTGCCGTTGACGATGCAACGGACATGGCTGGCACCGGGTCTGGAAGCCTTCTCATGACGTCCAAGGGGCGCCCGATCGGGAACGCCATGTCGCTTGGGGATTACTACGGGCAGCTTGCCGTGTTCGGGCGGCGCGGGGTCCAGTTCTACACCGTCGATCCTGACTTTTCCCTGACGCAGTATCAGCGCACGGTTCCCATATCGTTGTTCGCGCCGCGTTCCGTGACCGGCTTTGGCGATGGCGACGTGATTTTCATGGGGTATGACGGGCTGCGCTCCCTGCAAGCCAGAGACAGTTCAAACCTTGCGGCCGTGTCCGACATTGGTTCCCCGATCGACAGGCTGATCAAGGCGGAAATCGAGTACGGAGATGCAGATCAGGAGCCGTTGTTTTCCAGCGCCGCCGCCGACCGCTCGAATGCGGATTACTACAATCTCGCCAAGGGCGTCGTCCACCCGCAGAATGGACAGTTCTGGCTGTTCCTCAAGGACAAGGTGTTCGTCCTGTCCCGCCACCCCGCCGCAAGGGTACTGGCATGGTCTTCCTACGATCTGCCGACGCCCGCCGTGGCGAACTACAGCGCCCGCAACGGGCGCCTCAAAGGTCGGTGGTGCGCGGACGTTTGCACCGTCGGACAGACTATCGTTTTCCGAAACTTTGCAGATGAAGTCTACATTTACGGCGGGTCAGACGGGGGCGCATATGACGGGGCGACCGCAGAAGCCATTACGCCGTTCATGGACATGGGGCAGCCTGGGCACAACAAATCCTTCACCGGGATCGACGTGGTTTGCGAAGGGGATTGGAGCATTGAGGCATCCGTAAATCCGTCGCCAGATGATGTGGCAACGGCGTGGGCCCCGGTGGCGACCGTGAACAACAGCACCCGAGGGCAGTATCGGGTTCCGATGGACATGCAGGGTACGCAGATCGCGCTGCGCCTGACGTCCGCCAGCGAGTACGCCGCCCGCGTCGGGCAGATCGTGATCTACTATGACGGGGGTGCGGAGAAGTGATCGTATCAGATCCCAATCTGGCCGAGATTGCCTTTGTCTGCGAAAACATGCGCGACAAGAGCCAAGAGGACGTATTCGGCGTTGTCGAGGCAAGCCCGTCTCGATTGGCCCAAAGCCTTCACCGCGCCTATGGGTTCAAGTGGGTCTTTTATCACGACGGGCTTCCTTGCGCGGCCCTTGGGGCGACACAGGTTCATACCGGGGTTTGGTCCCTGTTCGGGTTCGGAACCGACGATTGGCAGAAAGTATGGCGTTTGGTGACTTTGGTTGCGAAGCGAGATATGATGCAGGCAGTTTCGGCCGCCGGCGCGCACCGGGCGCATTGCGTTTCACCCGCCAGCCACACCGATACCCACAAGTGGCTGCGGTTTCTCGGAGCAAGTCATGTGGTCGAAATGCCGAAATACGGACTGAAGGGTGAAGACTACCTTCTGTTCTCGTGGTTGAAGGAATAGGTCATGTGCGGCCCGGACATTGATACGTCATATCAGGACTTCCAGAGGGAAGAAGCCATTCGTGCGCGGGAGGAAGAAACCGCCCGCCAGGCACGTATTGACGACGGCATAGGCAAGATCAAGGCGATATTCGAAGGCGGAACCGTTGACGGAGCCACTTATGCAGGCATGACGCCGGTGCTGGAACAGCGGGAACAGGCCATGCGGGACTTCTACCTTCCGCAACTCGAAACACAGGCCGCCGATGCTCGTGATGAGCTGACGTTCGGACTCAAGCGGGCCGGTCTTCTCAACTCCACGGCAGCGGGCGAAAAGCAGGGCGACCTTGGGCGTGACCTTGCTCTGGAGCGCGGGTCAATCCTTGCCAAGATCGCGTCGGATCTGAGCGGGACACAGAGTCGGATCAATCAGAACCGTGCGTCGATTGAAGCGGGGCTTCGGTCTTCCGGGGATCAGACGGCGGCCACGGATGCCGCCTTGCGGTCCGCAGTCACATTCCGGGCAGAAGAACCCGAGTTGTCACGCCTACCCGCGCTTTTCTACGGCATTGGGACAGGAATAGGCGCCGCGCGCCAGGGATATGAGACCGGCAAGATTCGCGCCGCCGCCACGCCCGCGCCACTCAACCGCTCATCAGGAAGGAATGTTGCCTAATGTGTACCGGACTTGAGCCGCTTATAGCTTCCGGGGTCGCCAAAGGTGGTCTTGCCGCAGCACTTCCCGGGATCATCGCCAGCGCTGGCGGTGCGTTCATCAACAACCAAATCCAGAACAAGGCGATTGAGGGACAAAACCGCCAGAACCAGATCGCAATGGATATGGAGCGCACCGCGCGGGAGAACGAAACCGAGCGTCAACGTGTGTTCGAAGACGAACAGGCGCAGGCGGTCATGCAGGCATTGCAGATGGCCAACCCGGAAACGGTTGCCGAGGACGTGACTGAAACTGCACCAGATTCCGAGATTGCCGGGTCCGCAGACGAAATGATGATCCCATTTCTGCCCGGTCAAAACGCAGATGGCGATGTTGCCACGTCGATTGGGAAAATCATCAATTCCGCCCTCAAAGAGTCTCGGGGTCTTCTCAAGGCGCAGTCGGAACTTTCCGCCCAAGGCACCGCTTTCGGCGGGATCAGTGACGCCATTGCCCGGATGGCAGGCGACGTTTCGAATATCGGATCAAAGCGGAACGCATCATCGCGCGTTGCCGATATGGAAACCTTCATTCCGGCCGCCAAGGTGACGCCCAGCAATTCCATCATCGGGGATGCCCTGATGCTGGCGGGGCAGGGTCTCGCGGGTATGGCAGGGAAGGCCGCAGGGTCCAGCGGCGCAACATTCAGCCCGAAATTGCCACTCACGGCGCAACGCTACGGAAGCACGGTGTACTGATATGCGGACAAGCCCATATAACAACCCGATGTTCGCTCAAGGTCTGGCCGGGATGGTCGAAGGCTTTGTTGGAAACCCGGAGGCCGAGGGGCGGAATGCTCTCGCCGCATCTCAGGCGCTCCTGAACAACCAGACAGCGCAATATCGTGACGCGATTGGAGAAACCGGCTTGTCCGGGGATCTGTCCTCCATGATGATCCGGGCGCTTCAAGCTGGCCCGGACTATTCGCGCTATGCAGACTCGGCAGCATCCGACTCCCTGAAATACGGGTCCATTGGCTTTGGCAGCCCGGATCTCACGCCGGAAGGCAGTATTGCATCCCTGATTGCCGCGCATACAGGTTCACCTGGCGGACGTGCCCGCTCTCCCGGCAGCACCACGGGTTCGAACGGCGCGACGGTGCAGACGTCCGATCTGACGCAGGGAGAGTTGAACCGCGTTGGCCGCATGGTGCGGGACGCAGGGTTCGACGGAGCGCAGTCGGCCACGGTGCAGGGCGCGATTATCGAAGCATATGCCACAGGACAATACGGCACTCTGGACGAAGCCGCCGCCGCAGTCCTCCCCGGCGCCAAGGTCGAAAATGTCACGGTTGGAACGAACCCGAATGTGGCTTGGGACGGCGATAAGGGGTTCATGGGCGAGATTGCCGATATGTTCCGGGGCCCGTCCGACATCACGGAACCACAGGTGACGTTCAAGGGCAAAGCCCAGCCGGGCAACCCGGAAGCCGCCAATGTTCTTGCCCAAGCCCGCGCCGCCATTGCAGCAGGCAAAGACCCGCGCGCCGTGGCCGCCCGACTGCAAGAAATGGGGATTGACCCGGGGGGTCTCTGATGGGCCTATTTGATGACCTGCCCGATGTGAAAAAGGGCGGGATGTTTGACGATCTGCCGATGGCGGGCGCGACGACACCCGATCCAGTTCTTCCATCCGAACCCACGGGTTCCCTTCCATCGCTGTTCGCACCTTCTCCGGTTTCGCCGCCGCCCGCCACCATTGCTGCCCCGGTTCCGCCCACAGGTGAGGCGGTTCCTTCTCCGTTTGCCGATCTGCCGGATACGCAGCCCCAGGCTTCTACCGCGCCGCCGGTGGACGCAACGTGGCGTGACGACCTGAAAGCCGGATGGTTGCAAGTTAAGCAATTCGGCCCCGGCCGCCGGATCAAAGGCGCAATTAGTGATATAGGCGCCGCGGACACGATGACGGCCGATGCCAGGAACCGCCGTGATGCCTACCTGGCCGAAGCGGATGCGCTTGAGGTCGAACTTCCGAACCTGCCGGATGATGAAAGCCGCGAGGTTTTGCAGCAGGAAATCGGCTTCTTGCGTCAGAAGGCGCACCAGATGGATGCAACCGCGAATTCAAACAAGCGGGAATCGGCTCTTGGCGACATTGTTGGCGAGGTCATGAAGATCGACGGGCTCAACAGGGAAATCTCCGCTCTCCCGATCAATCCGGCAGCCAAGGCTCTTGGGGAGGCAGAGACATTCGGAGAGGGTGTTTCCGCAGGACTGGAAGATCCTCTTGGCGTTCTTCGCACCTTTGGTTTGCGCAGTCTTCCAGCGTCGGCGCCGTCCATTGCAGGGGCCATTGCCGGTCAATTCCTTGGCGGGCCGCTTGGCGCGGCGCTTCTGTCAGGTATAGCTGGTAATCAGACGGAAATGCAGTTGGCAATGGCCGATGGTATTATGAGGGAACTGGCCGATTCCGGGGTGGACACCAAGTCGCCCGAGGCGGTTTCTGCTTACCTCAACAGCAACGAGGCGGTGCTTGGTGAGGTTGTCGAGCGCGCCTTGATTCGGGCCGGGGTTATCTCGGCCGCAGACGCAGCCACCGCAGGGATCGCCGGTAAGGCGGTCGCGCTGGCCCGGAACTCAGGGAGAGCCGCCCGCGTCGGAACCGCCGCCGCCGTAGGTACGACGCTCGAACCGATTGGCGAGATGCTGGGTGAGGCCGGGGCGCAGATTGCATCCGGTGAAGCTATCCAGCCGGGCGAGGTTCTGGCAGAAGGTATTGGCGGGCTCAGTCAAGGTGGTCCGACAGCTCTTGGTCAGACGGTTGCAGAAGGCGCCCGGAATGCCCCCAAGGTACAGGCGCTTAAGGACTTCGCAAAGCAGATCGACCAGACGCTTGTGGCGCCCGCAACGCTTGGTGACGTGATTCAGCAACTATCGACCCCGCAGGACACACCTATTCCCCGCGCAGCGCCACAAGCGCCGCAACAACCCGTGCCTGATCAACCGCCCGCGCCGCCCCAGCAGCCGGTAGCGCCAGAGGCCAACGCTGCGCCGGATCAACCCGTTCCGCCCGCCGTGTCCACGCAAAAGCAGGAAGAAGCCCCAGATGACGAAGCGTCGGCGCCTTTCGTACCGGATCAAGATCAACCGTCGGAGAACTCCGCACCAGAGCCGGATTGGAATGCGACTGTTCGCGAGAACCCGACACTTCGCCTCAAGCGTCCGCTGACCCGCGCAATCATAGGTAAAAAAGGCATCAGGTGGCGGGAGGCATCCGGCCCGCGCAGGGGAGAGCTAACTCCGCTTGCAAGCGAACTCAGTCATAGAGGCATCACGCCACAGACCTATCCGGGGATTTTCTCCCCGCGCGGCTTGGCAGATATTGATAATATCGTGTATTCCGAGGTTTTCGACACACCGGGCGTCCTGCCGGAAGAAAATGGGTACATTGATCGTGATGCGCTTATCGATGCTCTGGTTGGGGAAATCGAAGGGCGCCAGCCGTTCTTCACAAGGCAGTCAGATCGTCAGGCATACGAGGACTATAACCGGCAGCTTGCGGATGCTTACCGTACATATCAGGCCGGCGAGGCCCCTTTAGATATTGTCATCCCCAACTTCGGGCGCTCCGAAATTGGGCGGAAAGAAGATGATTTTGGCGATTTCTTCGACGCGGATTATGATCGCCAGTATGAAGTCCAGAAGGGAGTAGACGCCGCGCTGGCAGTCATCGACCCGGACCAGACATTGACGCCACATCACCGAAACGCGATGATCGCGGACATTTTCGAGAATGGCGGCGACTTCGAAGAAGCCGTACTACGGATGATGTTCGCGGAAATGCGCAGCATGGAGGAATCCCAGAATGCTACCCGAACGCAGGAAACAGATGGCGGAATACAGGGCGAGAGCGCAGAAGGTGCTGGACAACCCGCAATCCAGCGCGGCGCAGAAAGCGTCGGCCCGTCGGGTAATCAGCCTGGCAACCGGGCTAGAGCAGGCACCAAGGAAGGCGGCGCAATCGACGTCACCGACGAAGGCGACCAGCAAGTAATTCCCGGCGCCGAAAAGATCACGGACAAGGATCTCGCTCAACGAAAGATGGACGAACCCAAGCGGGGGGGCGATGCAGCCCCGCCGGAAGGTGGCTTGTTCGATGACGACGAGCGAAACCAGACCAGCCTGTTTGAAAGGGGTAACGATGTTCCAAGTGGAGATAGCGTACCTAAAGGAGAGCGGTCAGGTGACGGCGGGCGAAGCGTCGGATCTGAGCAAGATGCTGAACAGCGAGGAAAGTCAGCAAGTCGAAAAGGGGGATCAACTGTTCGTCCCGATGCAACTTCTGATGCTGATGGTGGTGGCGCCGGAGAACAGACTTCCCTGCTAGATGCGGGGCGGATTGGCCGTCGCCCGCCCGGACGCCTTGGCCCGTCTTTCCTGAAATTCTCTTTCAACAACAGGACTTCCGTGTATCAGGCGGCGCTTGCGGATGCGGGCATTGACCCTGAAAAGGCGCGATTGATGCCGCCCGATCAGCAGACGCCGAAGATCGCCAAGATGATTGAGGACAAGTTTGGCGTGAAGGTCGAATTGCCGAAAATCAAGGTGAAGCGAAAGAACCGCTTTGGCCGCACCGTGGTCGAAAGTCGCACGTCAATTTCCAGCCGCGAGGCACTGGACCAGCTTCTCGACGCCTATCAGAACATGACGATGCTGGCCTCTGTCATGGGTATCCCGGAATACGCCATTGGTCTGCCGATCGATGGCAAGGGCATCACCCTGTCTCTGGTCTCGAAAAACGCGCTCCGGGGCGCGCTTGGCATGTTTTCGTGGGGCAGCAGTCGCAAGATTATCCTGCCGGGCCGATCCAACAGTTTCGCCCATGAGTGGGGCCATGCGCTTGATCACTACCTGAACAACATGGTGGACAACCCGACGTTCACGGACCTTCTGACGCAGAACATGGATAAGAAGGGTCTGGTCCAGCCGCTCTCCCCGCGCCGTCTGGTGACGGAGGCGTTTGCGCATGTCATGTGGTCGATGTTCGGTGACGGCATGACGGTCAACGCGCTCGTGTTGGAATTGCAGGTGCAGTCGGCAGAGTTGGGCGCGGATGGCAAACCGACGAAGAAAGCCAAGGACGCTCAGAAACTTCTGACGGATATGCGGGAAGGGCGCCGCCCGCCCGAGCGCCTTCTGTCGAAATACTTCAAGAGTTCCAAGGAATTTGATGATCTGTACGGCGGCGGCGGGTATTTCACGGACCCGGCTGAAATGTTCGCCCGAGCATTCGAGGCATGGGTAGGGCGCTCCGTTGCGCAGATTTCCGATCTGCCACAGAGTTTCTTGTCGAAAGGCCAGTGGGCGTATGACAGCGACCACGATGACCGTCTTGCGATGACCTTCCCCAAGGACACGGACGCCGATCAATTTTCTATTGCGATGACGCGACTTTCCCAGGCCATACGGTCAACGAACCTGTTTGGCCCGGATGCGGCCCCCAAGGCTCCAACCGATGTGGCGACGTTCGACAACAACGACCTTCTGCGGCGGGCAAAGCGCCCAGGCGCGGTGGCGCAGGAAGTGGAGGAATACAGGAAGTTCCGCAATCGGCTGCACAGCATGATCGACGCCGCTATTTCCGCGGAAACGTGGCGCAAGAAGGGGCGCGGCATTCGCCGGGTTTACCAGACGTTCATCAACACGCAGGGCGAGGCCATGAAGGCAATCGCCAACCGTCAGGAAAGTGCTGCGGCCCGACGCGCCCTGCACAATATCCGAAAGCAGGTTGCGAAAGATCCGGGGTCAGGGGAGGCCACCGGGGCGATCTATCAGGAAGAAGTGGAAATGTCGGCCAAGCGTCGGGTGCAGAAGGTGCGTGGGGCCATTCGGAAGCGGTTCGGGGCGAAGTATCTGACCGACACCGATCTTCGCATTGTTCGTGGCCTTCTGGTTGGCGAGAAGCCGGATGGAACAACTGCCCAGCATGAGAATCTGGCCGGTGACTTGCGCGGTATCCTGAATGAAATTTGGTATGACCTGAAAAACGCCGGTGTGAGTGTCGGCTACCAGGCGGACTATCTGCCTCATATTCTGGACACGGAGCGGGTGGATGCGGACCAGGACGGGTTCAAGGTCAAGGCGGCAGAGGTCTACGGCCTGTTGTTCGACCGAGAAATTGTCGAGAGCGATGATCCTGACACGCAGGGCGCAGACATTAACGCGGTGATCCGTGGTCTACGCCGCGCCTTTCAATCCATGCCGGATGGCGAGCGCGAGGCCCAGCCGCGTCTGAGTGAAACCGACGAAGCCATGATTACGACCTATCGGGAAACCCGTAAGCGGGTGAAGGACTTGCAGCGGCGGCAGGCCAAGAGCGAAGACCCGGACAAGTACGAAGACAAGATAGCGGCGGCAATCGAAGACCACGAAACCGCCAAGGCTGAAATGCTGGACATGCTGCGCGACCGGTATTCGGATCATGCTGCGGAGAAGTGGTTTATCAAGATGGGGGTCGGGCAGATCAATGACTTCGGCACCATCGGCCCGGCGTCGGCATTCCTTGAGGGACGGACGCTTCCCAAGGAAACCGGGAGCATCATGGCCGGGTTCATGCAGGAAGACCCAATCGAGATGATTCAGGGCTATTCCTTTGCGGCCGCCAGGATCGCGGAATATGCCAAGCGGTTCGGGGCCGATCACTCCAAGCTGGAAACCATGCTGAGCGCGGCGCGGGATGCGGGCGTGAGCAAGGAAGACATTGATGCCATGAAGGAAATGATCAACGGCGCGACCGGGCGAATGGAAGCGTCGTCGGTTGGGTACAAGAAGTTCGCCACGTTCTTCTTTACCATCGGCACCTTGGGACTTCTCACGTTCGCCACGTTCACGTCGCTGGTCGAGAGCATGGTTGCAGGGATGCGGACGGGGCGCACCAGAGATTCGTTCAACGGGATCATCCAGAACGTCGATACGCTGGTTCGGAAGGGCAAGCGCGAGGAACTGATTTCCCTTGCCAACACCATTGGCCTGATTGCCCCGCACTCGATGGAAACCGTGATGGAAAACCGGATGGGCGCGGATGCTCTGGACATTTCCCCGGCCTCACAGCGGGCGGTTCAGAGGTTCTTTGTTATCAATGGCTTGACCCCGTTGACGAACTTTCAGCGGGTTTCGATGCAGCCAATCGCGCACTCGTTCATCCTGTCTTTGTTGCGGGAGGTTCAGGGCGGCAGGCGTTCGGTCAATTCGGCGCTCCGGGATCAGGTTGCCGGTGAGCGCGATGGGTTTGCCAAGGGCGAATTGAATGAACTCGGGATTTCCAAGGCTGACAGGGCTGACCTTCTGGAATGGCTCGAAAGTCTGGACGGAATGCCGAAGATGGAGGATCTGTTTGCCCCCAATGGCGACATGCACCCGGCGGGCGAGATTTATTCCCGCGCAATCAATCGCTTGGTGAATGAGATTATTCAGAACCCGCTCAAGACCGATCGCGCTGTTATGGCAAACCACCCGGATCATGCGGCCAAGTACGGCATCATGTCGTTCATCGACGCCTTCACCCGGAATATCCTTCTGCGCAACCTCAAGCGGGGCGTGAAGGACACCGATAGTCTTGGTGTTCGTGGTGTGAAGCGGAGCGCGAACGTCGCTCTGGCAATGGCCCCATATGCGGCGCTTTTGGGCGGGCACGTCCTGACCACAATTCTGCGTGAGGCGCTTCTGAATCAGGACAGGTGGGAGGAAAAGCGCGAGGAAGGTGAGCTTGAGGAATGGCTGTTCGAGCGGGCGTTTGCCAGAACTGGCGTCCTTGGGCGGCTTGATCCTTTGGTTCAGCTTGTTGTAGGCATCAAATACGAGCGCGATCTGACCACGGTAACGGCTGGTCCGTACCTCGGGTACTTCCTGCAACAGATGTTTGTTACGGGTAAAGCCCTCATGTCTGGCTATCGCAATTCGAAAAACACCAACACGACGGAATATAATGCTGTTCGGGCAGCCTATCGTCTGATGATCCAGCCCGCGCTTGCTTTTGGTATCTCGTCGCTTGGCCCTGCTGGCCCAGCCTCGCAATGGATTTCCCGCGGGCTTCTGTATTCCGTCAGCAAGCACGACACGTCCGCCAAGTTCGCAGATACCCTTGTCGGGGAAAAGGGATTGAAACATCGCGGAGACCCGCCGTGGTGGGAAACAGGAGACGGTTTGTTCGAATAGTGGCCTGCTTGGTGATTTTGGTGTATGAACAAGGCACCATCAACTCAAGGAGGGCCAGCAATGGCAACTTTCGATACTGTAGAAGTGGTGCTGGCGTCGTCCGTTGCTGACGCGGGCACCTTCAACGTCAGCTACCCCGACAGCCGGAATGCAGGCGACTACCAGGGCGGCAGCAATCACGGCATTGTTTCGAACCGCTACGGAGAACTCGACGCTCGGGCCGGGGAAGTTTCTTTCTCGTTCGGGGCATCGAATATCACCGTCACCAACAATTCTGGTCAAACCCTTGCGGCCGGTGAAACGATCTTCGTGCAGCTTGACCGGCTGGGCGCGGACATGGAGACCAATGCCCTTGCGCACCCGGAAAGCATGGCGCACACCCATGTAGTGACCATCAACCTTGGTGCGCCTGATACGGCCGACGTTGACGGGATCTTCGAGGCATACACCGGATCGACACCGGCGCTGGACGGCGCTCTGGTCTCTGGCGGGGTGGCGACACTGGATGTTCCGCGCAATATCGTCGTGGATTCCGGTGGAGCAGATACGGCCGTCCTGACCTTCACGGGCACCGACGTGTTCGGGAATACGCTTGTCGAATCCATCACTCTGAACGGCATAACCGCCGTTGCGGGCAAGAAGGCGTTCAAGACCATCACGGGCGTATCGTCCAGCGGCGCGATCGCCAACGGCGCCTTTGCCGGGCCGGGCGACGTTCTGGGACTTCCGGTCTATCTGCCGCAAACCGGGCAGGTTCTTGCGGAGCTTGAAGACGGTGCGGCTGCTACGGCGGGAACGATCGTCGCGGGCGTGACGACCGCCGCCACGGCCACCACTGGCGACGTGCGGGGCACCTATGACCCGAACAGCGCAGCGGACGGCGCCACGGCGTTTCAGCTTGTTGTGGCTTTGGGCGATCCGTCGGCCAAAGGCAACAGCCAGTACGCCGGTTAACGCAAATGGGCGGGGCTTCGGTCCCGCCCGTCTTCTACACATGGATGGCATCAGATGGCTCTGTCAATTAACGACACCCGGTATTTCGCGGTAAGCGTGGCTCTTGCCGAAGACATCGCCAACGGGGGCACCCTTGTTCTGGATTATCCCTCTGGCGTGACGCAGGACGAATGCCTGCCAGACGGAACGCACTACGCGGAAACCACTCTTTTTTATAGGTTAAATGCGACAGACGACTTCACTGTTTCATTCGGCGCCTCCAACATCACAGTCACAAATGCCTTTGGTAAAACGTGGCCCGCCGGCATGAAAATGGACTTCGGGTTCGATCTGCGCGGGTTTAACCAGGACATTCTTGGTGTTGGCGACGGCGGAACAGGGTCTCGGACGGCGGCGGGTGCGGCCGCTGCATTGAGGTTTGATCTGAGGTTTGACACAAGGGCAGCCGCAGAGGCAGGCACGACAGGAGCGGCGCAATATATCAAGGTCGGACCTTATCTGTACATTTATTCCGCGACCGGCACCGCATTGACCACTGGCGACGGGCGCACATGGTCGCCAGTTGCCGAAGGCAACACCATCTCGGTCCTGCATTGGGCGGAAAACACTGCCCCCGGCACCACAGATTTGACGGCAGCGGCGCAAAGCGCGATCCAATTTGCAAACGAACACGGGGTGAAGGTTGTCGGGGGCGGGGTTGGCACGCCGATAGCGATCTCGGACACGCTGGTTCTGGGAAGTTCGTCGCATTGGCTGATTTTTGATGACCTGCACTTGCTGGCGATCGGCGGTGTTTGGCCGGACGACAGCGACGGGTATTCCAAGCCAATGATTAACGCCGACGGCACGGATTGGGTCGGGTTCGAGAATGTTCTGATCGACTGTGGTTTTGTCGCTTCCGGCGTGTTCGTGGCCAACCAAGAAGCAAGCTATTTTGGACCGTCCTTTTTGGTCCAGCGCTGGCGGGCGCGGGCCGACGATATGAGCTATGGCGTGCGGACCAAAACCAAGGCCGGGCAATTGCGCGGTCTGCCTGGGGCGACAGCGCGCCAATACAAATGGGGTGACGCGGGCTTTGATTTCCAGGGGAATCGCACCGGCTATGGCTGGAAAATGGAAACCGGCGACTTCTCCCTGACCGGGTGCTACGGATACTACACAAAATATCCGTTTCACAAATCCGGCTTCGGTAGCTGGGCGTTGACTGACTGGCACGGCTTCAACGGGGCGCTGAATACCGTGACAGATGCTTCGAAGCTCTACACGACCTATATCGAAGACCCGTCGAATGGTCAGATTACCGGGATCTACAGCGACAACGGCACGCTTTTTGTGAATGGCGATGACCTGCATGTCGGCAACGCCACGCTGACGATCAATGGCGGTGTTAATCACGAAAACTCCAGCGGGAGCAATGACGTCGGGTTGCGTATCTCCACGTCGATCGCAGACAACAACCTTGCGGGTCTCACGATTGCAGATTTCATTGGCCGGGATGGCGGCGCGTTTGCCTTCGAAACGACCGGGGCTGGAAGTTTTGCCGACCCGCTCAAGGCGTCGATCAACAACGTGGCGACGAAGAACGGAAACTTGCTTACGTCGTTGGGATACTACCTGAGCTGGCGTGGTTTGGTTCGTCTTTTGACGGATAAACTGGAGTTTTTCAGCAGTGGTTTGCAATTCCAGTTCGATTTCAACAAGGGGCTGGCAATCAATCTGGATGCGGATAACAACACTGGCTCTGGTGCTGGTAATGATCTGACTGTAACCGTAAACGGTACGACAACTACTTTCGTGTTGCGCGAAAATGAATTTGAATTAAACAATCCTGTAAAAATTAATGATGACCTAATCGTGGACACGGATGCCTTATTCGTGGATGCGGCGAACAACAGAGTTGGTGTTAATACAGCGTCTCCGGTGGACTCTTTTCATGTGAGCGGGTCGTCAAGGGTCACGGGTGTTACTTATGCAGAAAGCACAATAGTCAATGATGGAACCTTCTTTTCTGACAGCACTAATGACGCGACGAAGGAAATTATTAGGGTTAGGGATAGTGCGGCCAATAACGTGGGCCAATTGATCGCGTCAGGCTTTGACGGGGCGGGGGCTAAGACTACGTGGACTTTCCAAAACACTATTGAGGACGTGGTTTTTGACGTTAACGGGGGTTTAGGCATTGGGGAAACATCTCCGACAGCTAAACTTGATGTCTCTGAAGCCGCTGCGTCCAAACCCCCAATAAAAGCGCGGGCAACCAGCGCTTCTTTCGTCAATTCGGTTCTTGCTACCTCGTGCGGAACCTTAGCATCTTCTTCGTATTTCTTCATGACTTCGTATAGTTCCGGGGGGGACTTGGAGTTCAGAATTCGAGGGGACGGAGAGGTCACTGCAGACGGATCGTTTACAGGGGGTGGAGCGGACTATGCCGAGTATTTCGAATGGGCCGATGGCAACCCGAGCGCCGAAGATCGGTGCGGGCTTTCGGTGGTGCTGGATGGTGACAAGATCCGCCCGGCGAAATCTGGCGAAACACCGATTGGCGTGATCAGTGCGAACCCCAGTGTGATTGGCGATGGTGATATCGATCGCTGGAAAGGCAAATTTTTGCGCGACGATTACGGCAAGCACATCCTTGAAGACTATGACGTGCTGGAATGGGTCGAAGTGGTCACGGAAGAGGTGGACGGGGAAAAGACGTCTCGCGACCTCCCGCACAGCTATCCCGAGGACGAAATCCCCGAGGGCCTGACACCGCCCAAAGATGCGACCCGCAAGACGCTTCAGCGCCGCATGATCGACCCGGCCTATGATCCGGCCATGCCCTATATCCCGCGTGCCGAGCGGCCTGAATGGTCCACGGTCGGTCTCATGGGCAAGCTGCGGCTGCGCAAAGGCCAGCCGGTCGATCCGCGCTGGATCAAGATGCGCGACGTCCGCGCTGACGTCGAGGAATGGCTTGTGCGGTAGCGGCGCGCGCCAAGCTGAAGATCACAGGCAAAATGGCCCGCTTCTGGGCCTGAGCAACCCCGACCGGGCGGCGGGATAGGCCCATGACCCCGGCAAAGCGAAAGTAAAAGTCGATGCTGAAGGAAATATTTGATGATGCGACCAGCAGCGCGGTGAGCTGGGCCGTTGTGGCGATCGGAGGTGGTTTTGTGTGGTTGATCCGGCGCGTTTTTACAAACCAGAAGCAAATCGAGCTTTTGCAGCGTGATCTGAAATTGCGCGAAGAAACAAGGCAGCGGGATCGTGAAGATTTGCAAGAAGTGAAGGCGGACGTCAAGGAGCTGGGCCGCGACATCCGGCGCATTTTTGAAACGCATGGAGGCGCACAATGAGACTCGCTCAAAACTGGCGGCGGAACCTGCTGCTGTCCTATACCGTCTGGGCCTTTTACACGCTGGCCGCGATCACCATCGCGCCCGATCTGATTTACCTCTGGACCGGGATCGACACGAACCCGGCGGTCTGGTCGATCCTGAGCCTCGTGACAATCATCCTCGGGCTGTTCGGGCGGTTTGTCATCCAGACGCCGGAAGGCCGTTGGAGGCGCCGCTCTGTGGTCGGCCTGATTATCCTCGTGACAGCCTTCTTCGCGCTCCCCGTGCTGGCGCAGACGACCGAACGGCAGACGATGGAAGTTGCCACGCCCCTTGTGATGAGGTGGGAGGGGGAGAATAGATGCTCGGACGATCCGGCGCTGAACTGTGCGTATCTGGATATTGTCGGGGTGCCGACGATCTGCTTTGGGGAGACACAGGGCGTCAGGATCGGGGACCGGGCGACGGACGCCGAATGCCGCGCCATGCTTCAGCGCCGTCTTGCAGATGATTATCGCGCTGGCCTGCATCAGTATTTCACGGACGAGACCAGGCGCACCCGGCTGACGCCAAAACGGGACGCGGCCTATGTTTCACTGGCCTATAACGTGGGCATTCGCGGGGCTGGGCGCTCCACCGCCACCCGCCGCCTGAACGCGGGCAATATCGCTGGTGGCTGCACCGCCCTGACTTGGTGGAACAAGGCTGGCGGGCGCGTCGTGCGCGGTCTGGTTCGAAGGCGCGCCGACGAGTATCGGCTTTGCATGGAGGGTCTTGGATGATCCCGCTCAAATTGGCCCCCTGGCTGATCCTCGCCGCTCTTGCCCTAGCGGCTCTGACCGGCTGGCAGGGCTATCGGATGGGCTATTCGGCCAGCGAGAATGTGCAGCGTCAGAAGCTGCTCGATCAGATTGAGGCCGGGCGGAAATTGGAAGATGCCCGCCGCGTTATTGCGCAAGAGCGTGACCGGCTGGCGCGCGAGTTGGAAGGAGCAGCCTATGCGGACCCTATTGTCGTCGAGCGTTGTCTTGGTGCTGGCCGGGTGCAGCGCCTCAACGCCATACGTTAAGACGGCTGATCCTTGCCCCAAGCCGGTAGTGATCCCGGCGGAAGGGGTGAGTGACCGGCAAGTAGAGGTGTTGTGGAGCCGGGATCGTCGCGCGCTGCTGGACTGTGGCGACAAGGTGGAAACTCTGAGCGGCCGAAATGTCAGGCCACAATAACCCGGCCACGTCGCGCACCGGGAACTGACCAACGCGCGGCCAACCCCGAGGGGTAAACGATATGCGATCCATTTTGGCTATTTTGGCCCTTCTTTCGCCAACGCTGGCGGGCGCGCAATCGAACTGTATGGCGCGCGAGATCGTGACAGGGGTGCTGATTGACCAATACGGCGAAAGCATCACGGGGGAAGGGCTGGTCACAATGGGCGGCGTTCCGGCGATCTTGCAAGTTTGGTCCTCGCCCGAGACAGGCACGTTCTCTGTGGTTATCACCCGCCCGGACGGCATTGCCTGTGTTGCGGCGTCGGGTGAGAACTGGATTGCCCTGGAGCCGCAGAGTGATCCCGGCGAGCCATCGTAATCCGGGCCGCGCGGTACAGCGGCGTTCAACAGCAAGGAAAGGCGCGATTCTGGCGCGCTATTCGCGTCAGGCAAAAACGGCATGTCCCTGCCGGTCGCCCCGCTGGTCTCACGACTGGCGGGGCTTTTGTCGTTTCACGAAGCGGCCATTCTCAGTCCTCAGTTGGGGTGGGCCACCCCTTCGCGGCCTGGCTTCCGTGATACAGCCCCGCCATGTAGACCTCGCGCAGAAGGTGCTTTGGCGACTTGCGGACGATCACGTTTGACGTGACCTTTTCGACCACGCGATCTATTCCGACCTCCAATCGGCGGCGCTCTTTGCGGTCCAGTCCCTCAAATGGGTCGGGAGCGTAGGCTTCGGTCATCCCGGCACCTCGCTCCATTCCCGGCCATCCAGCAGGCGGCCGGCGACTTTCTTGGAAAGCGGGATCGAGGTCGATCCATCCTCCCAATGGTGAAGGATGTTGCGTTCGTCGGCATAGCCCCAATCAAAGGCGTCTATGGCTTCCATGACGCCATAATCCGTTGCGACCTGCTGTTCGGAATGAAGCCAGCGCCCATTTTGCTCAAAGAAGTATGGC